TGTCAAAAACATTAAAGACATTAAATCCTATGAACTGGTTTAAAAAAGATGAAGATGATTTAACAAAAAATCAAACAACACAACAAACTATAAGCCCTGTTCAATCACAATCACAGATGATTAGCAATGCACAACAACCAATATCTGATAATAAGAACACAGAAACATGACTTGAAAGAATATCACAATCTTTGAATTTATTGAATGCTAATATAAATAAAACAGGACAATTAAATAATACTGCTGTTGTTCAACAAAATAATAGTAATATACAAAGTGATTTTAACCAACGATCTGATATCCCAGCAGAAAATGAATTATTGGGTATGGGTTTAATGAATGGATCAATATAAATAAGGAATAAAACATGGCTGATTATATAATACCACAAGATGTAGATTCATTACCTGTTAATAGTAATAGTTTATTATGAATACAGTTTTCTGCTAGTGACTTTATTTCTCAAAGTGGATATGCTAGAAGTAATGGAGGCAAATCCAGTATAAGAGTAGGTAATAATTCAAGAAATAGTTGAAGGTTTTTAGCACCAAAAGAAATATCAGAAAATGTTGGGCATGATTGGGGTGAATATGAAAGTATAGGATCACGTATAGCTGGCAAATTTGGTGAATTAAAAAAAGGAGCAGAAGAAGGTAAAGCTGTTATTGCTGGAGCATCAAAAATGACAAGTATGGAAGGAAAATCAACAACAGATAAAGCTAAAATGTTAGCAAATCAAATAGCTGGAGCTACAGCTGCTGCTGCTGTCCCAAAGTATAAAATTGATACGTCCATGGTATATCAAGGTTCAAAAAGACGTGAATATCAATTTACATTTTTTATATCCATGACAAGAAGATCAGAAAGTACATTTAAAGATGTGTTTGAACCTATACGAAAACTTGAAGAATTATCTTGTGCTTCTATTGTGGATAACACTTTAATTGATATAGAATTTCCATCTATATTCAGAATAACATCATATCCAGGCAGTATTATAAAAATAAATCATGGTGTTTTAACATCTGTTATACCAGTATGAAGAGCACCATATATTGATGGTTATCCAACATCATGTGAATTACAAATAACAGCATTAGATATAGAGCCTTTATATAGAAGGAGTTTTTCACAGGGTGGTATAATAAGAACAAGCTAAGGAGACATTATATAAGAAAAAATTGATAACACATTTTATGAAATAACAGGAAAACGTTTAAATAATGTTTCACAGCTTAAATTGTTTAATATTGTTGAAGATATACAGGGGAATGAAAAATTGTTTAATATATTCAAATCATATGATCTTAATGATGATATGAAAACAAGCATATATTTTGATATGTATGAAGTTGGTCATGATGAATGATGAGAAAATATATCTTATTATTATTACAACACACCTTATTTATGATGAATAATACTTCTTATTAATGAAACAGAAAATCCCTTTGAATGCCTTGAAGAAGGGATATTTTTAAAAATACTAAGACCTGAATATATATATCAATTATTAAAAGAAATAAAATCTATAGGTGAAGTATAAGTGAAATATAATAAACCAGAAAATTCAGCTGATTTTACTGTATCCCTATTGCTTGATTATGGTCAGATAACATTACAATCTGATAGCATAAATGAAATTTATTTTATTGAAGATATATTTTCTTATTGTGTTACTGGTAAGATACAGTTTGTAGATAAATATGGAGTACTTGAATTTGGGCCTATAACAGGCAATGAGTCTATAACAATATCATATGGTGAAGAAAATGACATAGAAAAAATATTTTATATTTATAAAATATCAAAGATACAGGGTGATAACACATCAGAAGCTGGAACTACACAAAAAATTGATATTTTTTTTACTGATCATATGTTTTATAATTTAAATTTTCTTCAATTTTCTAAGTCATGAAAAAATCAAACTATATCTGATATAATATTTGATATATCAACTGATATTCTTGGTGTTAGTAAATGGCAATGAAAACAAACAACATTGAATAGCTTACCTTATTTTTATACACCATATTGGACAGCTAACACTGCTTTAAATTGATTGTTAGAAAGAAGTAAAGAAGCAAAGTCAGGTAAAGCTGGAATGTGTTGGTATAATAATATAAAGGGCACAAATCTTGTTTCTCTTGACACATTATTATCACAAAAAAAATTGATGACAATTGGTGATGACGATGATGGTATATATGTATTTAAGGATGATAATTATTTTTTATTTAATAGAATACTTGGATGGTCTATATCAGGAATTGATAATACAGCTTTAAGGAAAATATCTGGTGAAACATTATTGGGATATAACAATGAATCTAAAATATTTTTAATTAAAGAGAAAAAATACACAGATATGTTAAAAGAACATACTGTATTAGGTAAAAAATCATTGTTCAGTGACAAATCTGATTATAGAAATGGTTTCATTCAACCATCTGATGATAATATTATTGATATGGAAACATCATATCAACACCAATGGAATAAATTATATGATATGCAACAATTAGTGAGTATAACAGTAAGAGGACATGAAGAAAGATATTGTGGAGGTTTAATAGAATTAAAATGACCGAGTTTAGAAAAAACAACACAGGTGTTTAATGTGAATTTACAGGGTAAATATCTGGTGAAAAGTATAACACACTATTTTAGTGGAGATAAAACACCATCATACTTACAAAAATTAGTGTTAATAAAAAATGGTTATGAAGACACTGATGCTATAGGATTAGTTAAATCAACTATAAAGAATATGGCTAAATAATATGAAAATAAATCCAAAAGAATATTTTAAGCACTTCAATGATAAATTAAATGGTATATATAGAGGTGTGATTGAAGATAATGTTGATCCTGATAAAATGGGCAGATGTAAGATAAGAATATTTGGCATTCATACACCTAAAAAAACAAAGACACTCACAGAAGGCATTCCAACGGATGAATTGCCATGAGCTGATCCTGTAATGGGGTTATTTGAGGGAAGTGTAAGTGGATTTGGTGCTTGAACTGTACCATTACAAGGATCACATGTATATATATTCTTTGAGTCTGGTAATATACTTGAACCAAAATATTTTGCTACAGTGCCTGGTAAACCAACAGACCAGAATCATGGTTTTACAAGTAAAGAAGGATTCAGTGATCCAGATGAAGAATATCCTGTTACTACTATTAGTAAACCACATAAACCAAATGCTTTAAATGAATCTGATTTTCATAGATTGGCGAGGAATGAAGACACAGGTGATACTATTGTTGATACAAAGACAATTAATAAGAATGCATCTGAGCCAGCACCATATTACAATGCTGAATATCCACATAACAAAGTCTTTGCAACTCATAGTGGTATAACAATAGAAATAGATGACACACCAGATAATAAAAGAATACATGTGTACCATCCATCAAATTCATACATTGAAATTAATAATGATGGCAACGTCATTATAAGGAATGCTAATGATAAATATGTTATAATAGATGGAAAAAAACTTGAATATACTGAGAGTAATAACACTATATATGTGAAAGGTAAACTTACTATAAGTGCTGATAGTGGTATTGATATTTGATCAGGTGGGGACATAAACATAGATGGCACACAGATACATTTAAATGACGGTATAGCAAGTAAAAAGACAACAATATAAAGGAATAACATGGCTGGAGTAGTAAGAAAAGGAGATAATTGTTCGGGGCATGCCACATTTCCCCCACGTGCTGCTACATCATGATCACCTGATGTGTTTGTTAATGGATTAAATGTGATAAGATTTGGGGATTCATGGGCTGTACATTGTTGTGGGATACCTTGTCATGGTGGATCAAGTGCTGGTAGTGGTTCAGTATATGTAAATGGCAATGTGATACAAATCAGTGGTGATCCAATATCATGTGGTAGCACACACGCAACATGTTCATCTAATGTGTTTGCTAAAGGAGCATAAAAATGATAAATATTATAGATAAAATATCAAAAGAGACTGATGCTAAAGAAGTATCACGGTTAATCATTGATACTGTCATGGACGATAGAATTGAAAATATGACCAATGATGAATGAAAATTTGTAACAAAATCAATGATTTTTGCAACAAGAGCTTTTGCTGATAAAGGGTTAAAGAGTAAAGCACATATGTTAGCTCAGGAATATTTTTCACAAGAGGATTTAGATGGTGATAATTTGATATATGGCATTGATTTTGTGTATGATAATCCACCTGATATACTAAAAGAAATAACAAGAAACACAAGAGATATAGTTGATATTATTATATTGCCGTGAGAACCAATAAGAAAAGAAACAAGGAAATGATAATATGTCATATTATTCTGATATAAACATAAATCTTGATAAAACAATAACAGGTGATATTGAAAAAAATGATGACATAGACGCTGTTAAAAATTCACTTACAAATATACTTGGCACATTACAGGGTGGAAGAAGAATGTTACCTGAATTTGCAACCAATGTATATAGTTTGCTTTTTGATCCAATTGATGAAATTACAGCATATAATATAGGCAATATTATGTTAGAATCTATACAGAAATGAGATGAAAGAGTTGTAGTTAAAGAAATTGCTGTTATACCTGATTATGATAACAATCAATATAATGTATCATTAAATTTTACTATAGAAAATTCATCAAAAGAACAAGAATTAACATACATATTAAAACATTTATAGGATATAACTAATGACAAATTATCTTAACATAGATTTTCAAACATTTAAACAAAAAGCTATAGAAATTCTCCAAACTTCTAATACATTTAAGGATTTTGATTATGAAGGATCAAATATATCTGTTCTTATAGAATTATTAGCTTATCAAGCTGAACTTAATGTGTATTATCAAAATAAGATTGCTAAGAATGTTTATTTGGATAGTGCTGATTTGTATAATACAATTCATAGACTTTCAAAACAAAATGGATATCAACCAAAAGGTACAATATCAGGAAGCACAACACTAACCATAACATTAAGTGATTTTACAGCTGGTGATCAAATATATATACCATCATATACATCATTCAGTGCTGATGATATTAAATATTTAACAACTATTGACTATACATTTAATATACCATTATCAGCAGCAGGTACATATGAATTTAATATTGATGTAAAACAAGGTGAAGTTGATCATTTGGAATATAGTGTTAGTGATTTAATAGATTATCAATTAACACTACCAGAAAAATTATATGATTATGATGATAATAACGCTAATAATCATAAATCAATAAAAATATTCATTAATGACATAGAATGAACAAGAATAGATAACTTTTATGAAAATATAAGTGGTCTTGTTGTTGAAGATGATGTTTATGTATTTGAATACTCAAAAGATAGACTATATAAGGTATTATTCTCTCCTGTTAGAAATTATCCAACTGGTTCTGACACTATTGATGTATATTGTATTGAATCACTTGGTACTGGTGGTGCTGTTGGGCAAAACACTATAGTGGAAGCTGATGTTGATTTTATACAGAATATAACAGAATTGAAAACAGTATCAAATGAATATGTAATTTTAACAAATGCTAACGCATCAGTTAGTAGTGCTGATCCAGAAACAATACCATCCATAAGAAATAATGCTTATGGTACTATAAATTCACAATATAGATGTGTAACAAAAAATGATTTTAATTCATGACTTGAAACAAGAAGTGATGTAGATGTAGCAAGTGTATGAGGTGAAAAAGAACAAACATTATCTGGTGATATACAAGAATATAACAAGATACATATAACAGTTATACCCACAACGTGATCAAGTAGTACTATATCTATATCAGCTGATACATGACAACCAGCGGATGATGTTATAAATATAGATATGGCTTCTACATTTAATTCCACATTCCAAACAACATTATCAAGTCATATAGAACCACGTAAAATTTTAAATACATTTGAAGTGTATGAGAAACCAAATCTTATATATTTTTATTTTGAAATTGGATTGAGAATAAAAAGCTTATACAATTTTAGCAATGTTGCTCTTGATGTAAGAAACAAGATATTATACTATTTTGATTCAATTAATAGAAGCTTCAATGAAACAATAGATTTTAGAGATATAAAAGAAAATATATTGGATACCAGTATAATTTCAAGTAACAATTCATTTACCAATATTGTTGGTATAAAATCATTTGAATTTAGAGATTTTAGTATAAATTCAACAGTATATGACTATGAAGAAGTAAATTATCCAAGATATTCGATGGATAACTTTAGTCTTAATACAGATAATGTAATCAGACCTATTCAATTGGGATACAATCAATTTCCAGCTATAAATGAAAATCTTATAATTATAAGTAATGAAGGATAGTAATGGCTAAATTTACAGAAATACCTTGATTTACAATAGAAAATTATATATATGATGTTTTAAATCCATCTGAAGCATCAACATATTCACATGCTTCTGGTGGTACTTTTCTTAGACCTAATGCTATACTCATAACCACAAATACAAACCCATTTCAATTATATTCTAAAAGTGATGAGACTGATTATAAACCAGTCAAAGCAACAATAACTGAAAATTGAAATGATAATGAAAATGAAATAAAATTAGAAAAGCTTTTATCCAGAACAGTATCACCTTCATTGAATATATTAAGAACTGTATCAACATCCGGTTTTGGTTATCATAACATAACCTATGATTATTTAACTGATGAATACAAATATGATATTGAGAATGCTGATAGCATGTATATCAGAAAAGACAGTGTATTTCATGATTGGTTAAATACAAATTGAGATGATTATGATGGTTATTTCAATAAAAATAAATTATTCTTATATTTCGGCAAGGGATATAACAGGAATGAAAATGATAATGAATATATCATAATTCATCACTATACATTAAAAGATTGAATACAAAATGCATTGCCTCCAAATAATAGAAATGATACATTAAATGAGTTTTTATTTCTTATATATGATCAGCTATATCATAAAGTATATGAAACACAAAAAGATATATGAAGTTTAATTGATCCATATGAAATCAATGAAGATTTGATTGACAATCTATTTGAATACTATAATGAAACACCACTAACATCAGATATAGATATTTATAAAAGACGTGTATATGTAGATAATTTAATATACTGGTTAAAAAAGAAAGGCACTTATTCATCATTATTTGTTATATGATATACATTGGCTAAAGATACAACCAATGAATTGAAAGTTTATGATAGATGACATACACCAAGCCCATCTGGTGATTTAATAGATTCATTTGTTGATTATGATTATACAGAATCTTATGGTGGAGTATATCCGAGTGAATATAGTGTTGCTGATAATAATATACTATCCACACACTATAAGGTTGAATTTGAGTTTGATAATAATCCTTTTGGCAGTGATATATTAGCAGAGAAGTTTATTGATAATTTATATAACACATGAGAATCCACAAGACCAATAACACGATTTTCTCATTATCATATGATAGGCACTATAACAACGGATTTTTCAGGGAATTTTATACAGTTATGAAATAATCCAATATATGATGCTAATATATATACAGCATCTACATCATTTACAGAAGCAGCAAGTGGATCAGCTATTCATATACAGTCAACACCGAAAACAACATGGGAAATTATACATGATCTTGATACAACAGATGTGTTAGTACATATATATGATTTGTCTCTGAATAGGATGTTAAGTAAAGATATAGAAGTGTATAACAACTCAACTATAAGAATATATTTTGAATATAATACAAGTGGTAGTGTATTCATAACAAAAGCATCTATGACAAGAAATCAGGATTTTGTATTAAATGATTGAACTATAAATCATTTATTGAATAATCAGTATGTGTTGTCACAATTTTATCAAGATACTTATTTACAACGGCCTGATACAGTAACAGCAACAAGTAATAATGTTCTTGATATGACATCACTTGGTTTAAGTGGATATGGTGTTGTGAAAAAATCAAACTATACACATACACAATTAACGGCATCAGATACTTGAACAATAACACATAACCTTGATTATATAGGTGTGATGTTAGATATATATGATCATAATGATGAAAAAGTGTTACCAGATACAATAACTTTATTGAATAAAAATAGTTGTACTATAACATTTTCTACACCGTTGAGTGGATATTGTGGTGTCATACCAGCTGGTAATCCAGGCCTTGGTGATGTATCATCAAAATTTACTGGTATATGAGATGTAAAACTAGGTAATGGAGAAGATTTGAATTCATGAAATTATTTGAGTGAGAATGATCTTAAGAATACATTTTATACATTATCAACCAGTGGAAATGTAACACCGGATGATGATGGTATAACATTAACATTTTCTATACCAAAAAATATTAGTGGAAATATAACAGAAATTGGAATTTTTAATAATGAGAGTGATTTATTTTTGGTATCAATTATAAATAATATATATAAACATGAAGATATAATGATGGACGTGACATATTACGCACAATATGAAAATATATAACGGAGAATATTATGGCAAGAGTTAAATGGTTTACATATTTGTTAAATGATGAAGGACAACCTGTTAATGGAGCAGATATATCTATATATTTAGCAAATACAACAACACCTGTTACTATATATACAAGTGAGGGAGGTGCTTCCACTATATCAACAGCACCACAATTAACAACAAATGAAGATGGATATTTTGAATTTTTTATAAGTGATAGTTCAGATGTGAATGGATATGGTGCAAATCAAAAGTTTAAAATAGCATTTGAAAAAACTGGTATATTAAGTGGGTATAATGATTATATATCTATATTCCCTGGTTATATTCCTGTTGATTTAACAAGTTCTGATGCAACAATAGATAAAACTATAAGTAATTTATATGGTAATAGATGAGAAGACCATAGATTAGATACTACTCATATAATCCATGGTATAGATGAGGTATCAGTAGTAAGCAGTGATACTGTGAAAAATAAGCTTGTAAGTAATAATAATGCAAAAAAATGAGAAGACCACATTAATGAAGTATATACAGATGTACCACATGGTCTTGATGGTGCTGATGAAACAAGTGCTGATACTGTGAAAAATAAGCTTGTAAGCAATAATCAATTAAAAACTTTACATGATTCTATATCTGGTTCAACATTTACTGAATATGTTCCAAGTGGTTCTTTAGCATTAAGTGGTTCTTTGCCATCAAGCGGTAGTGGTTATTATTATTATGATGTGAACCATGCATTAAATGATTCAAATCCAATTGTTATGTTATATAACAGTGATAATGATAAAGTGTTTCAACCATTAGAAATTGAAACTATTGATATAAATACTACAAGAATATTAACAAATTCACAAATAAATTTTAATATAAAGGTTTTAATATAAGGAGAGAAAAATGGATAGTCATGGATTAAATATG